CCCTTAATAGTTTTGCTTCGTGGTAATCAATGAATGCCTGTAAGTCCTTCGTTTCCTCAATATTCGGAATGCGATAAGGTCGATCTAAGAAATGTTCGGTTGTAATCATATTAATGAGCCATTAGAACGGCTGTCATGGTAGCTACCATCGTACCGGAGCCAGTGTAAGAAACCCTCCAATAGTTGTAGGCGTTCTTATCAAGCTGCCAGATAAACGTTTGAGTAGCTACGTCAGTTGCTGTATAGGTATTCACGGCTGTGGATACTCCGTTAGGCAACAAAGCCGCTTTGTAAGTAACGTTGTCGAGGCTTCCTTGAAGTGTCAACGTTCCTGCAACTGTTCCCGAAGTCTTAGTGACTGTAACCTGTACGGTAACGGTGTTCTTATGACCTCTAACCTGAGCGGTAAGAATACCTGTACCTGTATTGGTGATTGTCTCCGTAGCACTCGCGGAGGCGTTCTTCATAGTGACATCCTGAGCGAATACGCTAACCCCTAGGACCAACGTAAACAAAAGTGTAATAAATTTTTTCATTTGTTTTAAAGTAGGGGGTTATTAGCCCCCCTGTTTTTTAGTTCCTGTATGCTTTAGCTGAAAAACTTGCCGACATCGTACCCGTGCCAGTCCACGAAACTCTCAGGTAAGGAAAGTTACCCCCTGAAAGACGATAGTGATACGTGTTAGTAGCATCGGTAGCAGTGATAGTGGCTAGTGCTGTCTGACTGTCATTGGTATTCAACGCCTTCCAGTTGGTTCCATCAATAGAACCCTGTAAAGTGATCGTACCTCCAACGGTTCCCGAAATCTTGGTAACAGAAATCCATACCAAAACCTCGTTTATCTGACTGTTTACAGGCATCAATCTTGTCGAGATAAATGCTGTCGCTGTGTTCACAACCGTGTCAGCTTGTGGGAATACACCCGCAGTTGACAAAGGATTGAAAAACGTATGCTGCGCGAATGCGCTAACACTCAGTATCAGCGCAAAAATCATAATTGAAATCTTTTTCATTTTACTTTTAGTTTTTAAAAATTAGATAGCCAGGTTCAATTCTGCGATAGCATCAGAGAAATCACCGGAAACAAATGCTCCAGCGTGGTTTGCTTTGATATAAGACACAAGGCGGATCTCTCCAAGAATTGTTATCAAGTTCTTAGTGAAGTCATCGGCATCGTGACCCATGTCGATAGTGAAACCATCACGAACACGAACATTCATCTTAGTGAAGTCTCCTACTGTAAACTTATCAACGGTTTGACCAGTGTTTTCAAGGATTCTAACCCCAGAGATAGTCATACCGTCTGCACTCTTGAAAGGAGGCATAGAGTAATGTCCATCGCTTCCTTTGTTCAAGTCCAATTTTGCTACATCAGTAGGATGCATCAAAACATAATTTGGAATGAACTTGTTTGTTACAACCTGAGCTACTGCGGTGCGTAACACGTCCCAATGATTAGCCTGTACGATTGTAGCGGCAAATGATCCAGCAGCAAAAGCGGTGTCCTGATTTAAGATACCGTTCAAACTTGGGGTGCTTCCATCACCAGCTAACAAATCAGCGTCAGCCTTTAAAAGAACTTCCTCGCGAAGTTCGGTATCAATCTCATTAGCAAGACCTGGCAAATCTGAAAGAGATTCTTTAGACGCCTTGATGTAGGCTGTAACCTTCTCTACTTTAGCAGATTTTTCAACCCAATCGAAATCAATTTGATTCTTAGCCGCACCTTCAGCAGTCTCGTTTGCTGCGCCTTCCTGACCTGATTTCTCAGCCCATTGTGCGTACATTGTAGAGATAGGCGATACATTGGCAATGTCAATAAGCCAAGGTCTACGCTTCTGGATGTTGGTTAGTCCAGGCTCAAAACTGGAAAGCTCCCAAGGAATTGAACTTGATCCCACTGCGTCAACATTACCAGTACCCATATTGGCAACGGCCTTGTTAAGGATGCTTACGTCCTTAATCTCAAGAGTCCGATGTTCGTTTTTACCGAACTTGCCTTCCAGAAGTTTGTTGGCCACAAGAGCCTCAACAACTTGCTGACCGAACGTCTTAGCTTGTGTGCGACTTTTTCCGCTTTCCTTAGCTTTGGCAACATCCTCAGACATTTCCTCAATCTGTTTGGCAACCTTACCAAGTGATTCGTTTACGGTCTTAATTGCTGCCTCAAACTTTTCAGCAGTCAAATCTTTGAGACTTGCCTTCAGTTCGTCCAGTTTTTTAATCGCTTCGTCAAAGGCTGACTTGTCGGCCTTGTCTCCGATGCTTTTCTTAAATGCTTCTACCTGAGAAGATACTTTTTTGATCTCGTCAAGCAATTCTTTTTCTTCCATTTTTTAATCGTTTAAAAGTTTAGTTAATTTTTTTAGTTCCTCTTTGATCTGAGTGGCTTTACCCGGCTCTAAGCGAGTGTCTGTTGACGGCTTGCTTTTTGTTTCCTGCACTGAAATGGTAGGGGTGACGAAGTTCGAACCTTTCACAACCGCGCTACCTTCAATATTTTTTGCCTCCGTGACTGCCCAGAAATATCCTACTTGGTCAACGTCTGCTTTGTTTGCTATAATTGGATAATACTTTTCCCAGATAGCGAACTCCTTCTCGTACCTGTCATCATTGATCGCCATGTCAATCTTTACATAGCGCATTCCGACTGAATGATTTTTAACTTGTCCGCGTCTGTACTTCTCAAACATGAAAGGGCTATCGGATTTGTCAATTACTGAATCGTAGATAAGGGCTTGGGTAGTGCCTTCATAACCTCCGAAACCAAGCTCCGCCCATGTCATTTGCTTCACAAAGGCTTTAACGTTGTCGGATACTATTCCTTCAAAAGAGAAATTGTGTTGATTAACTAAGTAGTTATCTCTGGTTTCCTTCAAAGACTTGTTCCAAAGTTGGTCGATATGAACGTCCTGATGGGAGTCAAACAATTTTGTAGTATTGATAATCGAACGGACTTTGATTCTGGTAGCCTCTGCCGGAATGCTTTCCGATTTAATAACATCACCCTTTTCGGAGACAAGAGGGGCCATAAAAGAAATAGCGTCAGCGTGTTTTATAGTAGCTTTCTTTTGCGCTATCAATGCAGACTTATTGGCAATCAACCAATCATAAAGCTGCTCTTTGTCTTCGATCATTGGAATCGTTATCATTTTTTTACTGTTTGATTCTCCTTCACTATTTTATCTTTCTTGGCCTTGATAGCCGCAATTTCTTTGGCTGTTAGTTTCATCTTTTCTTTTTTGCCTCAACATTCTCTTTAAACTTCTTTGCTCTCGCATCTTGTATAGCCTTATTACGCTCAACATTCCTTAGAATGATTAACTTTTGTTGCCTTGCCCTGTCTGCCATAATCTCTTGATACGTTTGGCGTTTGGGTTCTTTATTTTCACCCGGAGCGGGTTTAGGGAGTCGTTCGTCTGGTTGATGTTCAATTAGTTTAGACTCCTCTGAGAATTCTTCATCAGGAATAAACGATGTTTCACGGGGAACATCTACAACTATTTCCTGTGCCTGTTCTTCTGGTTCGGTCTTCTGGTTCTTCTTTGATTTTGACTTGCTCATAATGTTTGTTGTGTTGTTGGTTTTCCTAATAAATCACTTGCATCTTGCTCAGTGAATCCATAAACAATAGTTAAAATTGATAATGCAGCCTCAAAACTTGTAGTCCCTGCCGAAACACTTGATTGAATTGCTAAAATTCCCTGAACCCCACCAACAGATCCCCGTAAAGCTGCTTGTGCCTCCAATGTTGCTGGGTCTGAATTGTCTGATGCCGTTTTCTCTGGAGGAGGTATTGTGAAATCTAAATCCAAATAGGCGTTTGCATCATCTATCGGTACACCCATCGCTAATAGTTCTTTAAGTGAAGCTATCTTGGTCTTTTCAACTTCTGCCTTTTCCTTCTCGAATACCTGTGTAAATGGCAAATGCATCCAGTCAATAACGATGTTCTTACCCTCCTTGTCGTACCCGAAATGTCTTTCAAAGGCATTCATTAGGTCGTTACCCTTTGGCTGGAGCGTGTAACTAATGTGGCTCATCCTGGCCTTCTCCTGATTCTCGAACGTACTTGACACGTTTGCTTCAAGTACATCGCGAGGGATGTTGAACATTGAACCCATTAGAAAATAGTCGGCCAAGTATGCCTCATCCAACTTCAATGCCCCCATGTCCTCAACAAAACGCCTGATTTGAACCATTGTCTTTAATGGGTAAATCTTTCGGTTGTCATCCCCAAACTTTTCTTGTATGTCAAGTTTCTCAATTTCACCCAACCCCATTTTACCAGCTTCGTTATTTGAACCTACAAGAAACTTACCGGAGAATCGGACGTTTATATTTTTTGCGTCAAGTGAATGCTCTGAATTTGAAATCACTTTGTAAAGAGCGTCAAGCCGTGACGGGCCTTTGAAGAAATTTCCTACCCCATTGGTTAGGTCGTGTGTTATTACAAGTCTATCAAGAGGAAACTTGAATGTAGTGCCATCATTGTAACAGTAGGTAATCTGCTTTTTTGAGTATTCCTTCAGCGTATCATCTGAAAATATAAACTTGTCCGCGTTGGCCTGCATATCGTACGGCCACTTGATTTTGTAAGGCTCCAAGTGATACATTCGATTACCTTTCTTTTCAACAATCGAACTATCAACATAGCAGTAATCATTGCCCAACATATTCCAGAACATCCAATCCCAAAGGAATTGACTCCCGGACTGCATAGGATTTGGGTGATTGATAAGGTTCAAGAAAGGATCGCTTTCTAATTCTGTATCCTTTTGATACACGTACACCTTGCCCAATGAAAATGTGTCGCATTGAAGTGAGAAAAGTTTTAGTAACGCAGGGTTGGAAAGGATTGCCGCTAGTTTATGTTTGTCGAGTGCGTAGTTATTGAATCGGGTGGAGGCATCAACAACGTTCAGGTTGAAAAGGCTTTGCTTCCCACCTGTAAGAAACTTTTTTAAATTCCCAGCTATGTCTAAGAATCTCAAATTTGGCTTTCAGTCCCGTATTGGAACTGTTGGCAAATTTGGGAAAGGATTTTGTAAATTCCTAATTTAGGAAAATTAACTAAACAATCTTGATAATTCCTTGCGCCTGGAGGAACGATGCAATATAGCGGGCTGGGTCGCTGCAAAGGTGGTTATTCGTGTCCTCCGGTTCTTCTTGAACTACCCCGTATCTATCAACAACGCGGGAATAGTTCTCCTGTTCGTATTGTAGATTCTTTGATGAGGAGGTGTAAAACACATTCAGTTTTTCGAGTAGGCTAATCCCGTCAAGGATTGAACCAGGCCCTTTGGCAGCGGTGATAGCATAATCGTATCCAGCACCGCGCAAAGCCATTACCTTTAGCGGCCTGTTATCATCGCAGAGAATAATCCCGTCTTTTGGTATGCCTAGCCTTTCAAAGTGCCACACGACCAAGCCCTCATCCTTGGCGTTGACCTGTTCGATTTCCACCATAGACAGGTCGGCCTTTATCTGGTTCTCGGACTTATAGTTTAACTCTTTCAAGTAGAAATTGCCATCGTAATACTTAGCCTCCAATACACCCCAAGGATCGACAATCCCCCAATCACAACCCCAATACCTGATAGCATCAATCTTGTTGTAATCATCATCGCTTATTTCCCTCCAATGGAATATCCGGTTAGGCCGCTCTGACTTCTCCCCAAGTCCGTAAACGCACCAATTGAACGCGCTGGCCGTGTTCTTGCGCTCGTTCTCCTTGCACCTGGAAAGCTCTTTGAGTTGCTTTTCGCTAAAGCCTTTTTTGTTTTCCAGTATGTTGTATGCCTTGGCCTCAACCTCCGGAAGTAACTTATCCACAACTATCGAACACTTACTGACAGGTTGATAGGAAAGAATTTTGATTTTCTGTTCTGGCGGGCAAAATGGGTTGTCCTTGAAAGTGGAAACTATGGTTATTGTCCTTTCGTCTTTCTCTAAATCTAATATCCAATGGGCCTGTTTTGGGTTCCAGTCAATCAATATGAAGTCCTCTGTACGCTGGTCTATTTGGTCAAATGTTCCACGTGAAATCTTATAAGGCTCATTTAACCAAGCTACATTACCGTTGTAACCCATGACCTTATTTTCGTCATCTGTGCCGTTTATTTCGATTATCGACTTATTCGGAAACTGATAGCTGGCTTCTGTCTTGTTAAATTGTACGGTGGAATAGTGAGCCATACTTGGGTAAACAACGCCCATATCAAAGCCTACAGTGTCTCTACAATCCTTCTTAGTGTCCCTCCATACAGAAAGCCGCTTGGATTCATTGGACATAGCAAAAAGCCAATAAGTCTGAATAATTGATCTGGTCTTGCTCGATCGGCTTGACCCCCGGTTGACTATGTATCTGTACTTTCTTGTCCCGTCTTGGTTACGGGCGTGTATTGCCTCCCAAATCTGCTGAAAAACTATTGTAGCCTTGGCCCTATCATTCTTCATCGGGCTTGACTATCTCTACTTGCATAGGGCCGTGATTTAGCTTATCACCCAAACTGGTCAAATCCAACTTATCACCGTATTTTTTAGGCTTCAGTTTACTAGCTATCCATTTACGGGCATCGACACGGAGGCGGGAGCGGTTGGTAAACTCTTTGTTTTCTTCTAAAAGAACCATTTTTGAACCATCGGCATTCCTGACTTCTTTTGATCTGAGAACGTCATTATGCTTTTCGTCTGCAATTTCAATTATCTCTTCAGCTAAAAAGTCGGCCTGTTCTTGTTTCGCGTGCGCGTATTGCCGTAAAAATGTTTTAGCCCATTCTTGGCCATCTTCCTTATCGCCTTCTGTTAGCCAGTTTAAAATGGTTTTTACGGTAGGCATATCTTCCTGGTCGCAAATTGTTCTAAGGCTTTTTGAGCTTGTGGCTAATTGCTCACATATCGAATCGGCTATTTCTTGAGTGAATGAGCTTGGCCTTCCCATTAGCTTAAAAAGTAGTTTTCGATAAATACCTGCAAGCAAGAAGGGACATAATGGCAAATAAAAGAATATTTGATCTTTTCATATTCTTACCCAATCTACACCGTTGTTCGATTTCATAACAACTCCATTGGTCGAAACGGCTGTAAAGACTCCGTTTACTCGTGATGCTGATTTCAAAATAATCCTTTTATCTTTCTCAGGAAGCAGGACGGGCGTAGCTATTGCCGCTAAAGTTGCCGTCCTTAAAAATTGTAATCTATTCATATAAAAATGTGATGGTGATCTTTTCGTTGATCTATCGTCCGGTTAATTACTTCGGTCTTGCAGGATTTGAACCTGTATCTCCACCATGTCTTTAGTCGCTCAAATTAAAAAAGCCAGTTCTTAGGCTGGCTAATTTACCGCTCCTTACAAAGCGGGTGATATTTTTAGTCCTCTTATTTGGATCATGATGAGGTAAAGCTAGGAATTTAAGTTGGATTTAGCAAAACGTCTCTTAGGCATCAGCCCGTCACCATTGCAAACAACGCAAGTTCTTAGTAGGTGGGTTTTCTTGTCTCTTACCTTGCCTTTTACGCAACCGAATACGGGGCAAAGTTCCTTTTGGTTGTTCTTCATTCTTGGATACCAGTTAGCTATTTTGTCTGCCAGTATGGGTAGTTTTTTATAGGAGGTTTTCATATTCTTGGTAAGCTGAACCCCATCTCCCTGGCCCACGTTGGATTTAGTTCTATTCTCATGTGGCCCTTTCGACTGACCGCTAGCCAAAATTCGGTGTTTAAAAGCAAATCTCCAGTCCTGCCTTTCATGTGGTGTATGTCCGTCACCTTTAAATGAGGGTAGATAGGGCAAATCTTGCCTACAATGAAAGATTTCTTTAAACGGCTATATTCCCCCATCTTTTTAGCCGTGCGCTTAGAAACGAAATTTAGGGCTTTCTTTGCCTTCTTAGGTTTTGGGGTTGGTT